AATTGGTAGCTGAATATTTCATTTTAAAATCTCAGCATTTTCGGAGGGGGGCTGCGTGTTTCCACACGCAGCCCGTCTAAATCCTTATACTACAAGTAGGAAGGTTTACGCAGAGGGGGCACGTGTTGGTGAGGTTCCCCTGCCTAAGCCTTCCTCGGCTTTGGTGGAACAAGCGAAAGACTTTTTCACTAAAGTGTATGTGCGTAGGAATAGACGACGGATGTTTCGACGATTAAATTATTGTGCTGTTCCAGGGTACGCTCCTTTATGTATGGATACGAACGACCCTGAGACACTACAAATGGGGCTTAGACAACGAGTTCTGCGAGATGTACCTTTACATGCCGATTTGACAGCTCTAAGTGCTTTTGTTTATAACTTGGTTAGGAAGTACCCTAAAGTCCAACCTATGAGTTTTGAAGGTTGGTTACAGTCTACTAATTATTCCCAGTCACGAATGTTGCAATTGCGGACCTCTTATGCAGAATTGCGTGGTGGGCCTCCTTGTAAACGTGATTGTCATCGTGTGAAAGGGTTTGGTAAGACTGAGTCCTATCCTTGTTACAAACATGCTCGGAGTATACACTCGCGGACTGATCATTTCAAAGTTTTCGCTGGCCCTATGATCAAGGCCATTGAGAACGTTGTTTATGATTTTTCTTTAGACGGGCAACACTCTTTTTTTATAAAACATGTACCTATTCCTGATAGGCCTATGCTAATCGATTCGATTAAGCATTATGGCATGAAGTACTATTCAACTGATTATACAGCGTATGAATCTCACTTTTTACCTGAAATTATGGATTGTTTGGAGTGCCAATTGTATCGTTGGTGCTTAAGTGAAGAGAAGTACGTCGATTTGTTGTGTGACTCGATTATGGGCACCAACAAGATCCATTCCTCACCAGGGTTTTCCTTCTCAGTAGATGCTAGGAGGATGTCAGGGGAAATGAGTACTTCATTAGGTAATGGGTTTTCTAACATGTGCGTAATCAAGTTCATATGCTTTATTCATGGTGTACCATTGGATGGTTTTGTGGAAGGTGATGACGGGGTATTTGCCACACCTCTGCAACTTACAGCCGAAATGTTTTCAGACTTGGGTTTCACTATGAAGCATATTGAGGAAGTAATTGAGCCAGCTCAAGCCTCCTTTTGTGGGATGTTGTATTCACCCACATATGATATTATTAAGGACCCTCGGAGGTTCTTTATGAATTTTGGTTGGACGCATTCATGTGTTGGTGCAGGAACTAAGACCATGGATGCGCTATTACGTGCTAAAGCTCTGAGTACTGTTTATGAGGCACCTCAGTGCCCAATTGTCGGTGCTTTAGCTCGTTATGCACTGTTGAAAACCGTGGGTGTGGTACCCCGCTTCGAAGAAGACGGTTACCACATTCCTCATGATGTTAAAGACATCCCCGATTTTCATCCTACTAATGAAACTCGTGTGTTCTTTGATCAAGAATTTAATATCTCTCCCGATCAACAGGTTATGGTTGAAAGAGATATTATGAATGGCAAATTTGATAAAATCCAAAGCATAATACCACCTGATCCTGACCTTATGGATTATGCTGGAAAATATCTCATTATCGATTAAACGCAGTCCCTTCGGTGGTATGCGACCACTTATCAAATCGCGCTCTCCCCTATCATGATTATTCATGGAACTTCTGGTGCCCGGTTTATGATTGGTAGGG